TCAGCTTTGGCGAGGGCATCGAGGAAGCCATCCGGCTCGCTTTCGCATGGATGAACGACGACCGGGCCATGGACCTTTCCGCTGAGGTGGATTGGGCACCGTCGGAGGCCCGTTCGGAGGCCGAACTTGCCGATTCGTTGGTGAAGAAGTCCACGTTTGGTGTTCCGAAGGAGCAGTTGTGGGCCGATGCCGGCTACTCGCCGCAGCAGATCGCAAGGTTCAAGTCCATGTTGATCGAGGAGGGCATGAGGACCGACGTGTTCGGCACCCCGCCCGCCGCGACCGCCCCCGATGTGAACCAGCCGGACACGCCCGATGTCCCAGCTAGCTGACCGGCATATCGAACTGAACGCCGCGCTTCGTAAGCGCACGGTCGAGGCGGTCACCCGCATTTGGTACGCCCTCCCCGATCACCGCGACGGTTCCCTTGCCACTTGGCTCCAGACCGTCCCTTCGTTGATTGAGGCGGCACGGCGGCAGCAGATCGCCATCACGGAGGCGTATCTAGCCCGCGCACTTGACCGGCCCGTAACGGGTGTCAGCGCCGACCAGATCATTGCCGGGTACCGCAACGGTGCGGACCCGCAGGACGTTTACAAGCGTCCGTTTGACACGACCTGGACGGCCCTTGCCGATGGCACCCCTTACACGGCGGCGGCGGAACAGGGCCTTGCCCGCGCCGTACAAACCGCTTCCACCGATGTTCAGATGGCGATGCGGGACACGCTGACCGCCATCGGGCAGTCGGAGGAGGTCATCTGGGGCTACCAGCGGGTAGCGGACGGAGCCGCATGCGACTTCTGCCTCATGCTCGACGGTGCCCAGTTCCGCACCGACGATCCCATGCCGATCCACAACGGTTGCGGCTGCGGCGTTGAGCCCGTCGTCTACACCCGCGGCGCGGCGAACCGTAACAACGTCGCCAAATACAACGCTTCGTTGACCAAACCACCGGAGGGTGTGGCGGTCAACACGCATGGCGAACTCGGCCCGGCCATTGCCGATCCGTCACACGACTTTTCCACACAGCAGAAGTAAACCCTACGGCGCTCGACGCGCCCACATAAGGAGCCATTCGTATGGACCCCGTAGTTGAGAAGCCCCCGGTGGGCGACGAGTCACCCGTTGCAGATGCCCCGATCAACGCGGAGGCGGCGGTTGAGGACATTGCGGCACAGGCCGAGAAGCCCGATGCCGTGAGCAACGCGATCAAGGCGGAACGTGACGCCGCGAAAAAGGCCAAGGCCGAACGCGACGAAGCCCTCGCCAAGATCAAGGAGTACGAGGACGCGCAGAAGTCAGAGGCAGAGAAGCGCGAAGAGGCGCTTGCCGAGACCCAGAAAGAACTCGAAGCCCTCCGCAATCAGAACCACCAGCTTGAAGTCCAGCAGCTACGGGCGACCGTCGCCGCCGAAAAGAACCTTCCCCCGCGTCTTGCCAATCGGCTGACCGGGGAAACCGTCGAGGAGATCCAGGCTGACGCCGACAGTCTCCTTGAGGACCTGGGAACGCTCCCAGGCGAAACGCCCCCTCCCGGTGATGGTGGCGCTCGCACCCCTGTAACGCCCCCGGATCTCGATGAGCAGATCCGGTCGGCGGAGAAGGCGGGCGACATCAAAACATCCATGAGCCTGAAGAACCAGAAGCTCCTCGCTTCTCGTCAGTAGGGCCATAACACAAGGAGCCTATTATGGCCGGAATCACAGGACAGGGCGATACCTTCGACCTTCCCAATTACACGGGTGAACTCCTCGGGATTACCCCGCAGGACACTCCCCTTCTTTCATCCATCGGTGGTCTGACCGGCGGCATCAGCGTCGATTCGACCGTGTTTAGCTGGTCGACTTATGACCTGCGTGACGCCGACGAAGCGCGTCAGCGCCTCGAAGGTGCGGACGCACCGACCGCCACCGCCCGGACCCGTTCAACGGTTCGTAACGTGGTTGAGATCCACCAGGAGCAGCTCGAGGTGTCTTACACCAAGCAGGCCGCGATTGGTCAGATCGCTTCCAACGGTTCAAGTCACCCCTACGGCGTTGCCGGCAACGGCTCGAACGCTGTGACGAACGAGGTTGACTGGCAGCTCCAGCAGCACCTCGTCCAGATCGCCCGTGACGTTGAAGTTGGCTTCATCAAGAACACGATGGTTGAGCCCGCCAACAACTCGACCGCCCGCAAGACCGCTGGTCTGGCGTCGGTCATCACCACCAATGTCAAGAACAACGCTGACACCACGCTCGACAAGGACGACATCCTCGACGTGATGCAGATGTGCTACGACAATGGTGGCCTGATGGAAGGCGAAACCCGCGTTCTCATGGTCGGTTCGACCCAGAAGCGCGCCATCTCCGAGGCGTTCGTCAACGCCACGGACGGCTACCGTTGGCAGGACAGCAACGTCGGCGGCGTCAACTGCCAGTCCATCGAGACTGACTTCGGCAAGCTGAACGTCATGCTGAACCGTCACGTCCCGTCGGATGAGGCGTATGTCCTCTCCCTCGAGGACCTGGACGTTGCTTTCCTTGAAGTACCCGGCAAGGGTCACTTCTTCGTTGAGCCGCTGTCCAAGACTGGTGCTGCTGACAAGTACCAGATCTACGGTGAGATCGGCCTGAAGTACGGCAACCAGCGCAAGCACGGTCGCCTGCACAACATCGGCGGTTACGGCTCGTAACTGCATTTGGCGCATCGCGGCTTCGGTCGCGGTGCGCCTTTGTGTTTCCACTCGAAAGGAGCGCCCGTGGCTTTCGCAACGGTTACAGATGTAGCGACCCGCCAGGGGCGCACTTTCACCTCCACCGAGCAGGATCAGGTCACGTTGCTGATCGAACTTGCGACGGCGGCTATCGCTGACGCGGCGTTGAAGGATGACGCTTGGGCGGCGGCACTCAACCCTGTTCCCGACATCATCAAGGGCTTGACGATCGAACTGGTCGGCAGGGCGCTCGCCAACTCGGAGGGGCTGACCAGCCAGTCGGAGCAGATCGGTTCGTACCAGTACATGAAGTCGTTCAACAAGGAGGCCACCACCGCCTTCGCGCTGACGAACATTGAGCGCCGCATCGTGCGCCGCACCGTCGGCTCACTCAACTACGACGTTCGCACCCCGACGTTCACAGAGGATTACCTCGAGGGGCTGCTTGAGCCCTGACCTTTCCATTCTGGTCCCGGTGCTCGGGAGGCCACACCGCGTCAGGCCGCTACTCGATTCCGCACTTGCCGCCACACCGAAAGCGGAGGTGCTTTTCATAGCCGACCCCGACGACGAGGCCGAACTGGATGCGCTCGAGGACGAGGGCGCGGACTTCCTTACCTATGCCGGCGGGTACGCGGCGAAGATCAACGAGGCGGTCACCCGGACCGACCGCCCTTACGTTTTCACCGCCGCCGATGACCTTCACTTCCACCCCGGCTGGTTTGAGACGGCACTTGCCCGCATGGTCGACAAGGTCCAGGTTGTCGGCACGAACGACCTGTGTTCAGACCGGGTGAAGCTCGGCTTCCACGCCACCCATTTCCTTATCGCCCGCGAGTATGCGGAACGCCCTTGTATCGACGGGGAGCGCGGCCCGTTCTCCGAGGCGTACCACCATTGGTTTTGTGACGACGAGCTGGTTGGCACGGCCACGCATCGCCGTCGGATCGCTTTCGCCACGGACTCAATCGTGGAGCACTTTCATCCGATGGTCGACAAGTCCGAGGACGACGCCACATACCGCAAGGGCAGGGCACGGGCGAAAGAGGACAAGTTGCTATTCAGAAACCGGAGGCGCATGTGGAGGTAACGGTTGTCATCGGCACCTTCGGGGATGAGCAGTACCGCACTTGGGCGACCGAACGGGCCGCACCGTCGGTCCCGCAGGGCGTCCCGTACATCCACCACCACGGCGAAAGTCTCGCGCAGAGCCGCAACGCGGGCCTCGAGTTGGTCAACACGGAATGGGTTTGCTTCCTTGACGCCGACGACGAACTGACCCCCGGCTACTTCGACGCGATGAACGAGGGCACCGCCGATCTTCGCGCCCCCGCGGTGGAATACACCCAGGACGGGCACACCCAATCCCCTTACGTTCCGAAGGTCGCCGGCCACCGCCATGCCTGTTACGGCGAGTGCTTGCCGTCCGGTAACTGGCTGGTCATCGGCACGGTTGCCCGCACAGAGCTTGTCAAGTCGGTCGGTGGGTTCCGCGAGTTCCCCGTCTATGAGGATTGGGACCTGTGGCTTCGCTGCTGGCTTGCCCGCGGCACGGTGGAGGCGATACCGGAGGCGGTCTACCGGGCGCACGTCCGCAACGACTCCCGTAACCGGGGACCGTCCGTGAAGGAACGCAACAAGGTTCACCACCAGATCATCGAAAGCATTTACGGGTGAGGATCTTCCTTGACATTGGGGCGCATGAGGGTCAGACCGTTGAGGCGGTTTCTGACATGGACTTCGACCGCATCTTCGCTTTTGAGCCGATGCCGGAACAGTACGCCCGACTGGTTGAGCGTTTCGGTGACCGTGAGGACATCACCCTCCTGAACTTCGGACTTAGCAACGTCACCGCCACCCTTCCCGTTTACGGCGGCAACGACCACCTCGAGGCGTCCGTCTACCCGACCGGGGCAACCGTGGACGAGGGTGTGGTTACGGAGTGCGATTTTGTGTCCGCGACCGAATGGTTTGAGGGCAACCTGACCGACAGCGACGAGGTTTACGTCAAGATCAACTGCGAGGGCTCCGAGGTGGACATTCTCGGTGACCTTGTTGAGTCAGGCGAGATTTGGAAGATCCATTCCGTCACGGTCTGCTTCGACGTTCAGAACGTCCCCGGCCAGGAACACCGCGAGTGGGAGACACGGCAGGCGATGGACGAGATCGGTTTCAACGTGGGCCGCTGGCATTTGTTCGGTGCCGCCGTGGGAGACACGCACCGCGACCGCCTCCTTGACTGGATGGCGTCGTGAGGGTTCACGTCACGGGCATCGCGGGCTTCATCGGCTCGACCGTGGCGGGCCAGCTCCGAGACCGGGGCCATGACGTGTCCGGTTGCGATGACCTTTCCATGGGCAACGTCAGCAACGTCCCCGCCGGTATCCGCTGGCAAGCCAAGGACGTTAGGGCGCTCGAGGCGATTGACGCCGACGTGGTTATTCACCTAGCAGCAATGGCTTGCGCCCGGTGGCCCGAGGACGCCGAGGTGTGGCAACGCAATCTTGTGGCGACCTCCCACCTGACCGAGATCTTCAAGGGTCGCATCGTGTTCTCCTCCACCTGCGTTGCCGCCGATCCCCTCCTGGGGGCCTACGCCGGCAGCAAGTGGGCGTGTGAACAGATCCTTCCCCGCGCCACCCGGTTCCGCTTCGCCAACGTTTACGGCCCGAAGCAAAGGGATTGGGGTGTGGAGCCCGGTGTCCTAGCCGTATGGCAGAAGGCCGAACGTGCCGGTCAGCCAATCCGCATTGACGGCGACGGCTCCCAGACCCGCGATTTCGTTCATGTGGACGACGTGGCCCGCGCCCTTTGCCTCGCCGCCGAGTCGGACGCGGGGGACGGGCACACAATGGATGTCTGCACGGGGGTTCAGACACCGATCATTGACTTGGCTGACCGTTTCGATTGCGGCAGGGTGTTCGCCCCACGCAACCCGGTCGATCCGGACTCAATGCCGCAGGACCCGGACCCGGCAGCCGCCCGCCTTGGGTTCCGGTCCCAAATCAAACTTTGAAATACACACTCCTCCTCATAACAGACGGTCGTGACGACTACCTCACCCGGACGATGTGCTCCGCAATGGTGGCGTTGCCTTCCCCGCACGAGGTGGTGCTGGTCGATGACCGCGAGCACCGCCTGGGGTTCGCCGGGGCGGTACAGGCCGGTTGGGACCGGATTCTGGAGACGGACGCGGAGTTGATCTTTCACCTTGAGGCGGATTTCGTTTTCAACGAACGCATCGACCTTGAATCCATGGCAGCACTTGTGAGCGACCCGCATATCTCGCAGGTAGCTTTGAAGCGGCAGCCATGGAACGAGGCGGAGAAGGCCGCAGGGGGCATCGTTGAGCTTGCCCCGGACTCTTTCGAGGAGGGCCAGCATGGCGGCCATGCCTACACCGCGCACCGCAAGTTCTTCACGACCAACCCGAGCATCTACCGCCGCGACATAGCGGAACGAGGATGGCCGCAGGAGGACAGGTCGGAGGGCAAGTTCAGCATCGAACTTTTCAAGGACCCGCATGTGGTCTCAACGTTCTGGGGCGGCAAGTTTGACGCCCCAAAAGTTCATCACATCGGAGACGAAAGGGCGGGTCACGGGTACTGATGGTTTACGCAATTGCCATGGTCAAGGACGAGGCCGACATCATCGCCCAATCGGTCGGCTGGATGAGGTCACAGGTGGACGAGGTGGTTGTCATGGACAACGGCTCCACGGACGGCACCCGCGAGATCCTTGAGGACTTGGAAGTGACGGTGCTGGACGACCGCGAGGTTGCTTATCACCAGTCGGAGAAAATGACGATGCTCGCCGGGATGTGCCAGGACAACGGCGCAACGTGGGTGGTGCCGTTCGACGCCGACGAAATCCACATCGGCACGTCGGGACGGCTGGCTGACACGCTGACCGCCCTCCCCGCTGATGTTCTCATTTCCGAAGCACCCCTTTTCGATCATGTGCCGACCGGACTGGACCCGTTGGGTGCCCCGCCGGTCAACCGCATCCGTTACCGCCGCGCTAGTCAGGCACCCCTTCGCAAGATCGCGCTCAGGCCCGCTAACGGCATGACGATCCACCAGGGCAACCATTCCGCCACTTTCGCCGGCAACCGTCACCCGAAAACGGTGACGAACGTGGCGCAGGTCCGGCACTTCCCTTACCGCTCCGTTGAGCAGTTCGTGTCGAAGGTCCGTAACGGTGCCGCCGCGTATGCCGCAAGCAACCTGCCGGAATCGGTCGGGGCTCACTGGCGTCAGTACGGGCAGATCCTCGAGGCCCGCGGCGAGGAGGGCATTGCCGAGATTTTTCACACATGGTTTTACCGTGAGGACCCGACCGTTGAGCATGTCATCGGGGACGAACGGCAGGCCGCCCTGGTGCTTGATCCATGTCCTCTGCCGAAGTTGTAATTCCGTGGCTTCCCGGTTGCCCACACCGAACCCGCGCTCTTGGCTACGTAACCTCCCGTCTGCGTCTCCCTTTCACGGTGGCGCATGGTTCAGTGCCGTGGGTAAAGGCGAACGCGGTAATGCCCGCAGTCGCCCGGTCCCGCGCAGACGTCGTGGTCGTGGCCGACGCGGACTGCGTAACTGACGGCCTGGAGGAGGCCATTCGTGCGGTTGAGATGGGCGCTCCGTGGGCGAAACCGCACAGGGACGTTCACAGGTTGAGCGAGGAGGGCACTGAGGCCGTTTACAACGGCGGGGACTGGCGTGAACAATCACTTGACCGGGAGGTGTACCGGGGCGTTGCCGGTGGCGGCTTCGTGGTTGCCCGAAGGGAGGTGATCCTTTCCATCCCACTTGATTCGCGCTTTACGGGATGGGGCTAGTTGGTCAAGAAGATGAGTCCTGGGCACTGGCGCTAACCACCGTTGCCGGCCAGCCGTATCTAGGGGAGGCCGATCTTGTTCACCTGTGGCACCCGCCGCAGCAGCGCCTTTCCCGTCGCAAGGGCTCACATGAGAACTGGGCACTAATGAGGCGCTACGCCGCCGCCCGTCGTGACCCCGAGCAGATGCGCTCAATTTTGAAGGAGATAGATGTCCCTCACGCAGCTCATCAATAAACCCTGCTCCATTATCAGCCGCTCGCCGGGGTCCACCCCCAACGAGTTCGGCTGGAAGGACCGTGCGGAGTCCGTCACGTCCACGGTTTGCGAGATCCAGCAGGACATGGCGAACGAGAACGCGGGGGACAACGACATGAGCAAGACCCGCTGGCGCATTTTCTTCCCGGTCGGCACCGAGATTGATGCGGACGACGTTGTTTCCGTCGACGGCCTGGAGTACGAGGTGGACGGCGAGGCATGGGCGGTACGCAACCCGCGCACACAAACCATGAGCCATGTTGAGGCCAACGTAGTCAGGGTCGGAACCGGAGGCGGATCGTGAGCACCGTCAACATCGAGGGTCTGGTTTTCACCTACCTGAACAGCCTTTCCTTGGGCATTGCGATCACCCCGGAAACCCCGGACAATCAAACCCAGCCGTGGATCAAGGTGACAATGCTCGGAACCCGCACCGCCGGCAACCAGAACGCCGACTATTTCCATGACTTCCATGTCCAGTTCGACGTTTACGCCGGAACGGACGGCCCGGAGGGACAGCCCGAGGCGGAAGGGTATTACCAAGACCTGCGTGACGCGCTAACGGCATGGCCGGAACTTGACCAGGGCGTTAGCGCCGTCAGGTTCACGAACGCCATGCGCCTGCCCGACCCGGCCTTCAAGCCTTCCCGCCAAAGGTACATGCTGGACACCCATCTTTACGCACGGCAGGCGGTCGGGTCGTGAGGGCGTTCATCCCTAACCCGTCCTTCATTGCCGAGCTCGAGGTGGACCCGGAAACCGTCAAGGTTTTCGAGGATGCCGCCGACGCGGTGGCGGAGGAAGCGAACCTGCTTCGTCACCGCTTCATGCGCGAGGACGGCGCGGTACTCGCCCGCAACGAATCGTCCCGCATCCACATGGATGTTTACGTGGTGAACGTGGACCCCGGCGGACACATGGACGAATGGGGCAGCGTCAATAACGAGGCGTACGCGCCCCTCCGCACGGCTGTCGGAAACGTGGGGCTTCAGTTCGCCCCCACTTCCAAGCCTGCCTGAACTTATCCCCCCGCGCCATTTGGCGCATAACGCCCCCGAGGGCGAACCAATCAACCTGCCTTCGGGCAAGGAGGAATCACAATGGCTGTTGATACAGACAATCTAGTTGTCGGAAGTGGCGGTTCTGTTTACGTCGCCGCTGTCGGCACAACCGCACCCGTGGACCCGGCGGTCACCCCGTCCGCTCCGTGGATCGAAGTGGGTCTCATTTCCGAAGAGGGCGCGTCCTTCTCGTATGGGCAGACCTCCGAGGAGTTCAAGTCGTGGCAGCGTCGCAACGCCGTCCGCCGCGATGTTGTTTCCGATGAAGTCACCGCAACGTTCGTGCTTCAGGAATGGAAGAAGTCCAACTTCCAGTTCGCTTTCGGTGGTGGCTCGATCACCAACGTCAGCGCATCGGTTTGGCGCTACAACTTCCCGACCGGGGCCGATGACGTGGCTGAGAAGTCGCTGCTGCTCCGCTGGTCGGACAACGGCAGGAACTACCAGGTGTGTTTCGACCGTGGCACGGTTACCGAGCCGGTCGAAGTGAGCCTGTCAAGGACCGCGCTCGCGCAGCTCCCGATCAGCTTCAAGGCGCTTTCGTCCACCACCACCGACAGCATCGGCGTGGCGCTCCTCACTGACGACGCCAGCTTCGGCCTGGGTTCGTGATCTGAACCATGACCAAAGCAGATACAGCTTCAAGTGAGGGTCGGAAGAAGACGCTGAAGGCCCACGGGCTGACGCTTACGCTTCCGGCAAAGCTGCCGTTCCTCGTCACCAAGTTCATCAGTGGTGACGACCCCGACATTGACGGTGTTCTCCGTGCCGTGCTCGGTGACGAGCAGGCCGAGAAGGTTTGGAACGCCGGTCTCGACATCGACCAGGGCAACGATCTGGTCAAGTCCATCATGGACAAGTACGAGGTGTCGGCGGGGGAATAGTCAGCCTTGGCCGCATCCTGGAGGATGATTGCTGGGATGCGGTCGAGGCCGATTTTCAGAGGTATTACGGCCTGAACCTAGGCCATGAAGTTATGACGGCTGGCTGCCGCAGGTTGTGGGTTTTGATCCAACACTTGCCGCAGGAAGCCGCGGTGTGGGTGGCTTATAAGCCGCCCGTGCCGGTCGAAAAAGATCCGAACGCAATTTCGGCGTTCTTCAACAAGTAAGGAGGTGAGATATGGCTGATGCAGGTCGCGCGATTGTCCAGTTTCAGGGCGATTACTCACAGCTAACGTCAGGTCTCGCCTCCGCTCTTGCCCCTGCCAAAATGGGCAAGATGGGCAAGATGGGGGGCCTCGCCGTTGGCGGGGCCTTTGCTGCTGCAGTGGGCGGCGCGGCTGTCACCAAAGCACTTTACGACCTCGGCAAGCAGTTCGATGATGCCTACGACAAGATCCGTGTCGGTACGGGCAAGACCGGCAAGCAGCTTCAAGGCCTCGAAAAAGATTTCAAGAAGGTTTACTCGACCGTGCCCGCCGGCATGGACGATGTTGCCACGGCCATTTCCGGGCTGAACCAGAGGCTCGGACTTACGGGCAAGCCGCTCCAGAAGTTGACGCGGCAGGTTGTGGAGCTGTCACGGATCACCGACACCGACCTTGAGAGCAACGTCCGCGGCATCTCCCGCGCCTTTGTGGATTGGGAAGTGCCGGTCAAGAAACAGACCAAGACACTTGATGGGTTTTATCGCCTTTCGCAGAAGTCGGGCGCAGCCGTTGCGGACCTGACTTCCGACGTTCAGAAGTTCGGGTCGCCGCTTAGGACCCTCGGGTTCGGCATTGAGGATGCCGCGTCGATGTTCGCCGTTTTTGAGAAGGCTGGCGTCAACGCACAGACGATGGTGCCCGGTTTCAAGCTGGCTATCGGCAACCTTGTTAAGCCGACCGCCGATCTGAAGGAGACCCTTGAAGGTCTGGGTGTGGCTGTGGGGAACCCGAAGAAGGGCCTTCGCCAGGTCATGGGGTTGCTCGGCAGCAATAGCAACCTGAAGTCCATTGAGAAGATCAGCCTTGCCATGGACGTGTTCGGCAAGCGGGCCGGTGCTGACATGGCGGAGGCCATCAAGCAGGGACGTTTCAACCTTTCGGCGTACATCAAGGAGTTCGAGTCCGGCAACGACGCGATTATGAAGTCGGCCAAGAGCACGAATGATGCCGGCGAGAACCTCACTATCTTCTGGCACAAGCTTCAGGTTGCCCTTGAACCGTACAGCGAGGCCGTTTACAAGGCTGTGGGTGACATCAGCGAGGCTTTGGCGACGATGGACATGGGGCCGTTACTTGACGTACTAGCGAAGCTTGACATGGGCATCAAGAAGCTTGTGCTCCCGTTTGAACCCCTGAAGAAGGTGTTTGACCTTTTCGGTGGCAGCAGCGACGAGGTTTCCAGCATCAAGCAGATGATGCAGGCGCGGATTGCTTCGGTGGAGTCACTAAAGCAGGCATCTAACCGCACGGTCCATGCCCGCAAGCGTGTCCGCAAGGCCATCGACGCGGAACGGGAGGCCGAACGAAACCTTAGTAACGCCCGTAAGCGGCATGGTGGCGGCAGCGATGCGGTCATCCGGGGGGAGATCGCCCTTCAGCGGGCGAAGCGCAAGACCATTCGTGTTACGGAGCAGGCGAAGAGGGCTGAACGGCTCGAGGGCATTGACCGTCAGATTGCCGTCAAGCGTTTGCGTGATCAGGCGATAGCAGAAAAGGGCCGTCTCGGTCAGCTAAACCGCTCGATCAAGGTGTTGAACCGCCGCCGGAATGTCGAGTGGAAAACTCATGGCGACACGGAGAAGTTGCGGGACATCGAGGTCAAGCTAACCGGCAAGATGAAGGCGCGTTCTAACACGCAGAAGCGCCTGAACGATGTTCTTGGTGACGCGGCTACCACTATCGGCCCGAAGTTCGCCCGGTCCCTGAAGTCAATTTCTAGCCGTACCGCCGCGATGGAGACCGCCCTGGGTCACATTCCCGGCAAGGCGAACAACATGCGGGACGCGCTCGGCAAGATTTCCCCTGCGGTGAAGCGCCTCAACCCGGTCATCAAGGGCGTTGGGGACACGTCTAAGAAGTCGATGGACAAGGCCGGCGACGCCATGTCCGATTACGCGAAGGTCACCGGGGATAAGCGCGTCACTGTGAACCGGAACATGAAGTTGATGCCGGTCGTTCAGGTCGCTGCGACGGACAGGATGCTTGAGGATTTCAGCGACAAGATGGGCTTGTTCAAGAATGACGGCAAGCCACAGTCGAAACGGCGTGGCGGGCTCATTCAGCGTTTCCGCAAGGGCGGTGTCCCCGTTGCCGTGTCGCCGGGTGAGATGTATAAGACCCCGGACGGCAAGGCGGGGATTGTTCCTGGTCGCCCGGAGCCGAGGGATTCGGTTCTCACGTCGATGCCGGTCGGCACCAAGATTTTCACGTTCGATGGTCAGCGCCAGTTGGCGGAGGGCGCGTCCGAGTCGGAGGCACTTCGCAAGCAGCGCCCGCATTTCGTCGGCGGCGGCATTGTCAAACCGACGATCACGGGTGGTTCACCGAAGGCGCGGGAGCTTGCTAACACTGGAATCGGTTCGCTTCATGGGGTGGCGGGCGAGCGGCTGAAGCAGGCTAAGGCGGCTGCTGCCGCGTCAAGCGGGAACTTCAACTACACCGGCCCGCCCGCCGACATGCGGAAGCTCGGGGATAACGCCTGGGTTGACTCGCACACCCTCGCCGTTGCCGCCTACCTGATCAACAAGTTTGGCGTCTCGATCAATTCAAGCTATCGCTCGCCAGCGCACAACGCGGCTGTCGGTGGCGTTCCCGGTTCGCTTCACACCCACGGGTCCTCAAGCAACCCCGGAGCCATTGACTTCGGCCCGCCCTCGACCGCGATGCAGTCTTGGGTTGGGCAGCACGTCGCTGGTGTCGAAGAGAACTTGATTCACGACGTTGGTTCGGGCCTTCATAACCACATCGGTTTCTTCCGGCGCGGCGGCATCATTGGTGCCATTCGGCGCATGGTCAGTGGCGGCACCGTGGTCAGGCAGGCAGCACCGATCCTTGCGCGGAAGGGCTTTGATTTCAAGGCCATCGCGGGCATCATGGGCAACTCTTATGGCGAGTCGGGCTGGAACACCACCGCAGACGACGGTGCTGGCAACGGCGGTCTTTTCGGCTTCACCACATCGCCGGTTTCTTACGCCGAACTGAAGGCTTACGCCGCGTCCAAGGGCAAGGATTGGACGGCGGTGGACACCCAGATCAACTTCATGCTTTCGCACGGTCAACCGACCGGCATGGGTATCAGGGACACGCTGAACGGCATGGATTCCATCCCTGACACGGTGCTGGGTTTCATGGACGGGTGGGAGCGCCCGCTGGACCATTCCTCGTTGAGCAAGCGGGTCGCAGCCGGTTACGACGCCGCGAAGATAATGAAGGACATTGACCTAGACGGGGGCGGTTCCAAGGCCGACCCGTCGAAGTCCCGCAAGAAGAAGCGCAAGGGCATCCTTGACAAGTTGCGCGAACAGGTCGGCAACGCCCAGACCCTCAAGGGTAAGCAGGGCGCGTTGTGGCACCTCATCAAGTCCTGGGCGAAGTACGGTGATTTTGACCGTGACGGCGCAAGCCACCTGACGGACATTGCTAAACGGGCGGCGGGAAGCGTCAACCCCCTCGGCAACATTTCGACCCTCAAGAACCTCGCCTCCTGGCTGGATTACAACGTTGCTGTCAGCGGCGACGAGGACCCCAACGACCGCCTTTTGAAGCGCCTCGAGCGTGTCACGGAGAAGGCGGGCAAGCGGGCCGAGAAGAAGCGCACGAAGGTAACGAACCGCATTGCCGGCAAGGGCACCGACTACCCGTTGAAGGGTGTGCTGAAAAGCAACGATGGGATTGCCGCGAACTTCGCCGAGCAGATCGATATTGCCGAGCAGAACGCCTCCGCATCGTCCGGTCCCGGTGGCTCCGATTACACCGATGCCGAGGTTGCGGGACTCATTGACAAGTACCGCGGCCAGCTCGCCATTCAGCGGGACAGCAAGGGCAAGGTGCTCCGTTCCATTGAGTATGTCACCCGTGTCCGCGATCACTTCGCCAACCTCATCAAGACCACCAAGCCCGGCACGAAGGCGGGGTGGAAGCTCCCCGCGTACCGCAAGGGACTGACCGGCGCGAAGGATGCCCTGGCCGACCTGACGGGCCGCAAGGAAGGCCTGATTGGTGTGACCGGCAAGGGCGGCGACATTTTCTCCACGCAACTCCAATTGAAGGAGCTTGGTGTGGCGACCACCGTTGAAGGGGCCGCGAAGGAAAGTAGGGATTCGGAACTGCTCGGTCTCATGCGCGAGCAGCTTGGTTTGGCGAACCGTAACAACGCGATCCTTGCCGCACAAACCCCGATCTATGAGCAGTTCCTCCCGAAGTACCACACGGGCGGCATCATTCCGCCCGGTGGTGAGCAGCCCATCATGGCGAAGGGCGGGGAGGGTGTGTTCACCCGCGATCAGATGGCCGCAATGGGCGGCGGTTCCCCCACGGTTGTTATCGAGATCGCGGAGGGTGCCGGGGTTGACCCGGCGATGATCGACGCCCGCATCAACGGCCAGCTCGTCAACGCTGTCCGCAAGACCCGAACGGGTGGCCCTGCCGCCGGAAGGAAGTACGTAACTAATGGCTGAGTCGCTTGTCCTTTCGGACGGTACCCGCTCGTTTGATTTGCTTGGCGATTCCGCGCTGATTTATGTTCGTGATGGCGGGTTCACTTTGCCGGTTGTGTCGAACGAAAACACTTATGCGGAGGGGTCCGATTCGGAGGGCCGCAGCCGTGTTCGTTACCGCGCCACTAATTCCGAGGCCGGCAGCATCACCGTTTATTTCCGCGGCACGACGAACGCTTTGTTCCGTGATGCGATAGACGACTTGCAGGAGCTTGTTGTGTCGGCTAATGCCAACAAGGGAACGTTGGCTTACACCCCGCCGAATGGTGTTGAGGTGACGTATGACCTCGAGTCGATTCAGGTCACGGACATGCCGCAGGACGGTGTGGCGTTGAAGAACCGGCATGGCGAGGCCACGATTTCGTTTGAGGTGAAGCCGTTTGGGCGTCTAGCGTCGGAGCGCTTGAACGTTCAGGACACCTACCAGGAGCAGGTGACGGCTCTTTCCCCGTCGATCTTCCTACCCTTGGGCGCGTCGGCGGGTCTAACGGATTTGTCGGGCAATGCCCGTAACGGTACGGCGGCTGGTGGCGTGACGGTGGGTGGTGCGACTGGCCCCCTCACGGTTAGCGATGGCGGTGCCACGGATTTCGACGGGACCGATGACCGGATCACCACCACCTATGCGACACGGCGGAACCTTTGTACGAACCCAAGGTTCGAGACTGGCACGACTGGCTGGACCGAAACGGACGCAGACGCCTCGATGACCGTTTCGGCTTCTACCGATCAGGCGTATGACGGCACCCAGAGCCTGAAGTTGGTGAACACCGATGCGGGCGGCCCGGACTACATGAGCATGACGTTCACTGGCTTGGCGGTTGGTAGCACGGTGACGTTCAGCGCCTATGTTTTCTGTAACAGTTTCACGGCGGGGGCGGCCAGCAACTGTTGTCTTTTCATCTCAGACAACATTGCCACGACCGCCGCCGCGACTCTTACGGCGGTCCCTAGCGGCTGGGAACGTAAGAGCGTAACGATCACGCTTGGCGGTGCCGCCACGACCGCGACCGTTTACCTTTATGGCCCGCAGGGGACAGTCTATTACGATGCGGTGCTCGTTGAATTAGCCGCAAGCGCAGGCACCTATTTCCCCACCACCGCCCAGCTGGCTTCCGGGGAGGCGGGGTGGACGGGTACCGCTAACGCCTCTGCGTCGGACATCGGGTGTTTCGCTAACGGCACCACCCGCACCTTCATGGGATGGGCTTATCGGGACACGTCCTCGGGCGTGGACACGATCTTTTCCGGTTCCGGCGCAACCCCGCCCGTTCTGGCGTTCTCATCGGGCAGCCAGAACATTGTGTGGAAGCCAGACAACTCCACGACGACCACATGGGCGTCCGGCATTAGCAATGGGACATGGTTTCACTGGGAGCTTGAGTTCGCGGAACCCACTGCGAGTAACAACGCATCCCTCTATATCAACGGTGCGCTCATATCTGCCCAGACGAACGCGGGACAGTACAGCGCGAACTGTGGCAACTTCCAGCTAGGTGCGCTCACCTCGACCACCGATCCCTTCGACGGCAGGCAGGCATGGGTGTCGGTCCACCAGACCGCCCTCACCGCCACCCAGATCCGTGACGCCTACGACACCGGGGTCGCCCGGATCTCACTGGACGGCCCGATAGACACGTTCGTCGTGGAGAACATCCCCGGACAGGTTCCCGCATGGCCGCACCTCACCCTGTACGAGGCGTCCGGCGCGACAGTCAACCATGTCGAGATCGGTGTCCTCAACGAGTACGTCGCAGCGTCCGCCCCCGCCATTCTGCTCCAGGCGGTCACGCAGATCACCGCCCTCGGTGGTAGCTCCAACACCCGCGCCTCGTCGTACTCCACGAACATTCTCCGTGCCGCACTCGCCACCACCCCCGTTGCGGTGGGCGAAGCGACCGGACAGAACAACAAGGGCGGATGGAAGGTCAGGGCAAGGATTTACCCGTCCGCCACCACCGTAAGGGTCCGGCTCGCATGGCGGGTCGGCAGCGGTCCCTACGCCCATGAGCCGTGGCGCACCGTTCCCGGTTCCGCCGCATGGTACGACGTGGATCTTGGCTCCGTCACCATCCCCGAGATCAGTGTCGGCACCCATTCGGTGACGTTCCGTCTCGAGGCCATGTCCACTTCCGGCAGCCCGACCGTTGACCTTGACGTGTTCGAGATCCTGCCGACCGATTCTTACCTGAAGCTCCGTGGCGCGTCGTCGCTCGACACGCCCACCTCGGCAATCGTGGCGATGGATGACTTCTCCACCCAGACCTCCGGTGCGGTGACGGGCAAAACCCCGTTGCTGGCACCTGCCGGTAACTGGTCGGGGGCGGGGGACGCGGATGACTTCCAGGTGAACACAAGCGACCAGAGCATCTACCGTGATGCCGTCTCGGACTCGGCGCTAACAACGGACGCTACCTGCGGTGCGGTTCGGGGACCTTGACGCTTACGACCATCAGATGTGACGTGGCGCTTCGGGCTCTTACCCCGATTTCCCCTCCGGTCGGTTCGGAGTGTTCCTGCGCTACACCGACACGAGCAACTGGTTGATGGCGGTGATATGTGACTTCTACACGTTCAAGCTAATAAAGAACGTGGCGGGGAGCGAAACTGTCCTCGGAACATTCCAGGACTACTCCGTGATTTCCTTCGCGTCACCCTGCACCATTTCCGTTGGTGCTGATGCTTTGGGGAACGTGCTCGCTGCCGTTACTTCCGGGGGCGTGACCGTCGCCGGTCTCGCGGTAGCGGCGGACAGTTCGCTCGCGACAGCCGGGGCGCTCGCATCCGGTGGGTACGGGGTCTATGACGCGGAAAGTGCCGGTTCGTCCCTGCCCCGCTACTACGACAACTTCAACGTTTTCACCGGCTCGTCCAGCGCCACCATCTCCAACCCGGTCATCTTGAGCGGCGGCGCGGTAGAGGTCACGAACAACAAGGCGGTCACCCGCAACGCCGGGGCGACCGCATGGGCGGACACCCCGGTCAGGGAAGGCAAGTACCCGACACTCCCGCCGGCCACCCGTAACTCAAGCAAGTCCCTGGTCGTGGTGAAGGCCCGTCGCAATGATGTGGACAGCGCCTACACCGACACGAACCTGACGGACAAGTTGCTGCTGACGGCAAGTGTCACCCCCCGCGTCCACCTGACCGGCACCTGAGATGGATCACTGGATAGCGGCAAGCCTATTCCTGTCTGACGGAAGGGTCATCCGATTCGGCCCGGACGAGGCCGACGCGGAGAACGTTCCCTCCGACATCGCGTTTGACACGTCCAACCCCGGCGGTTTCGGTTCGGCATCCATCACCCTGCCCCGTCCCGAGGACCTGCGGACAGACGACGCGAAGCTATTCAGCCACGTCGAGCTCTACGGACCCGGCAACATCGTTTATTACGAAGGCTTCATCAACGGCATCCCACAGGTCGGTGCCGACTCATCCAGCTCAACCTTTGCGGATGGGTCTCGGCGCTGGACAAGTACGAAACGTTCCGCGAGATATTCGTGGACCGTGATCTGGGGCGGTGGGGAACGCCTTCCCTCGTCCGCCAAGGCCAGTACCTAGCCCTCTTCGGCAAGCGTCCGTCGGAAGGCTCGAGCGCATCCGACTCGACCACCCCGACGCTGATATTCCAGGGGGAGCCGGCGGAGGTCAACCCGATCCGGGTGTCCAACTACGACGCGGGCGCTGGCTGCCAAATCGAGAGCATCTACTACGCGATGACCTCGGAATCCACGTCTTCCTACGTCGGCCAGTTCGCGGTACTCAGCACGGCAGACGCGGCGGTGGTGGAAACAGGGTCCGACCTTCTCACCGGCACGAACTCGTCGGCCTCCGGCACCTTCACCCCGACCGCCAAGTACCGCTACGGCGAGATCACCTTCGACCTCGCCGGAACCGTTGGCTCCACCGAAACCTCAATGTCGATGGCAAGCCTCGCCGTGTTCGGCAATCACGGCCTCACGAAACGCGGCACCGCGCCCGACCAGGGTTCTTACGCCTCCGACATCATCAGTTACGCCATCTCGCAGGCCACGTCCCTGAACTACTCCACGGACTCCATTGAGACCACCAGCTTCGTCATCCCGCACCTGACGTTCACCGATGACACAACACTCCGGTCGGTCATTGAGCAGGTGACGGCGCTCGGCGGCAACGCGAACGTCGCTAACGATTGGGGGGTGTACGAGGGCCGGGAGTTTTACTGGCGTTCACCGGGCTCCTACGGACGGACGTGGTACGTGCGCCGCGATCAGGTCGCTACGTCCTCGAGCGACGGCCCTGACGCTGACCGGCGCATTGCTGGCATCAAGATTTCCTACACGGACGGTGCCGGAACGAGCCTGTCGGTCGGGCCTCCCGGCTCCAACGCCGACTACGAAACCAGCGCCCTGCTCGACACCGACACAGACAACCCCGCCTACCGGATACCGGGAGCGTTCAAGTCGGAAACCATCGGCATCGCCCCAGTGGAGAACGGTTACTCCTATTCCCGCCTTGCGCTCAACGCCGGAATCATGATCCTCAACGAACGCAACCGCCTCGACTGGCGCGGCTCCGTTCAGGTGTCAGGGGAGGCCGAGGACGAATACGGCAACAAGCTCCCCGCCGCCCTCATCCGGGCAGGCGACCGCATCGTTGTTTCCGACAGCGGCGACACGACCGCCCGGACCATCGCGTCCACCAGCTACGACCACGGGAGCCTGACTTGTACCGCGTCCATCGGCGCGACCCCCGACTCATTAGAAGCCCTGCTTGGACAGCTCGCAGCGGTAACCGATCTCATAGGACAGTGAAGGAG